CTTAAATGGGTCGCAACACGCGCTACACTCATCAGGTAGCCGGTCGAACATATTTAATTTTGCCTGTAATTCTTTTTGCGCTCTCTTCTTATCGAGAGTCGGTTTGTTCTTGATCTTTCGAACCATGTTTCAATTCCAATATTGATTGTAGTGCTTCATTCACTTCCATGATCAATTGTGTGTGGCGCTTCGTCCAGCCTGGATATTTATCACCTTCATGATCAGGATCCCCGTTGTTCTGTCCAGACGATGCATTAATCGAGACATGCACCAGCTCATGTACAAAGGATGTCTCATACATCTCCATCCCTTCCGGTGCGTATACTTGGATAAGGCCTTTGCCATGTGCTAGCCCTATCGCTGTCCCTTCTGCTACAAACTCTCCATTCAGCAAGTATCCGTTTTTAAAGCTCATCTTCTTCTCACGGTACTCTATAATAAGATTGTTTAAATTTTCCAGAACGGCATCTGCTCGATCACCGAATTCAGCATACCAATAAAGATAAAACAAATTTAAAGCAATTGCTACCTTTTCCTTGGGATATAATTTGCAATTATCTTGCTTTTGATATGTGAATTTGAATCCGGGTATTCTTGTCAACTCGCTCGGAGTAACGCAATCATAGGTACCATCTAACTTATTAAACAAATGTAATTTGGAAGAAATCGTGAAGCATCCCAGAGTGAGATTCGTTAATACAATCGCGGAAAAACATATAAGCTGCATCATCTTCATCTACCAGGTAACTAGTTTCGCTACCTATCAATAGTCCCTATGAGCGGCTGCATGCCTCTGTGATACCAGTTGAATACCACTACAGCGGATGGGAAGGGGGCGCCTTGTTTGGCGTCTCCAAACTTTAGTCGGCCCTTCACAAAATAAATTTCTGCGGCCTTCATACAAAACTCATGCCAATAAGAGGTATCAGTTCTAGACGGGATAAGCATCACCACTGTATTGCCATTCTTCTTTGACTCTTCATATGACTTACGGATCCACTTCTTTATGTCCTTGCCGTAGGGAGGGTTGACGAAGACCTTCTTATTCCTCCCCCAACTCCTAGACAGCCCATCGTCCTCTTTTGTGTAGTAATCCTCACATTTAGCATTATCGGGAGAGGCACAAGGATCTAGATCGAACCCGAACCTATCATCTAATCTATCGAAAAAATCTCGTGGTGTGGACCAAGAGGTTTCCTTACTGCTGAACATCACTTCTTTCGTATTCTTATCCATTTTTCAATCTTCCTGTAAAAAGGTGGAGCGGGAGACGAGATTCGAACTCGCGACCTCAACCTTGGCAAGGTTGTACTCTACCACTGAGTTACTCCCGCAAAAATTGGGAGGGTTTTGTGCGCAAACCTGCCCTCCCAGCAGGTCATGAGAAACTATTAATCTCATATCTTATGGCGCCGTACATTGCCCTAAAAAGAAACAATTACGTTCAGTGCAACAACGTGCGCGTTCTCATGGTCACCCAACACTTGCAAGTCGGGCGTCAGAAGCTCTCCTTGTGTTTGCACAAAGTATTCCGTTACCAAGGTAACATCATCAAATGCCTTTACTGAGGCGCCGGCAAGAACGCGGTTTTCAATAATACCTCCTTCGCTGAAGAATACTTCATCGCCAGCATGCACGCCAAAAGTTAGGTCATATAAGCTATGAGAATAATCCAATGTCAGCTTGTCTCTCATGACAAAAGATCCCAAGCTAACATCTCCTAGGTTCCCATTCTCAACATTATGTTGAATGCTCTTTCCTAACGCGAGGCCCAATCCATAAGAACTATACTTCGCTGCCATATCAACCTGTAGACGGTTGTGAATCGGATTGCCAGCACCAGTAACTGCATTGCGTGCAGCACCTCCGATAGTAATACTAGTTCCCTTGAGGGTGTAGATGTCAGCAAACACTTTGCTGATGTTTAATTGAGTGTGACTATACTTAGGCAAAGAGAAGGGATTGAGATTGATGCTGCTAACATCGAGACTCTCCCTCGCTTGCGCTTCTACTGAAAAATCAACCCCTTCAAAGTTAACTTCTCCCGTGATCGTCGCTCTCGCATGAGAGTCGGCGTACACTACACTGCTTCCTAACAAGGAAACCGCTAAAACATATATAATGTTTTTCATATTCTTTCTCCTTTTATCTCTCGCCTTCACTATCAAAATACATATCAGCATAATGAAGTTGTAATTGGCGAGGGACTTTGTTATCGGTGCTACCCAGAGCACCATCCTTCCTGTCGCTCATCGCAATAGGATAGTAGTCATACAAGTCTTTATCATTTTTTTCAAACGCCTTGAAGTGTACAACTGGGTACATTACCACCTGAGCAATCTTGTCGCCCAGATAGATCGTTTGGGCTTCTTTCCCAATATTGTGTAAATTAACAAAAACCTCTCCGTCGTATCCCGGATCAATAACGCATGCTCCAACAATCAAACTTCTCTTTGATGCGATACCTGAACGGTTTTTTACCTCCAGACAATAACCGTGTGGGATCCCAAATTTATAACCAGTCTGGAATAGGGCAGTTTCTCCGGCATGCAAAGTTATCTCTTGGTTATCTTCCGGATTAAAAAATAAATCTAGCCCTGCATCGCTAGGATTTGCCCTACTTGGCGGGATTACATTGTCTCTTATTCTTGCGTATTCTAAAATCATTACTTTCTCCTAGTTCAATTTCTTTGTCATAGATTTAGTCATCGGTAAGTGACTTTTCTTCTGCCTGTGCAATGTTTTCGCATGCCAGGTTAAAATATTCTTCGTCCTTCTCTATTCCAATAAAGCGACGGTTATGTTTTATGGCTACTACCGCTGTAGTGCCCGAACCCAAGAAAGGATCGATGATCGTGTCACCTTCTTCTGTAGTCGGAAGAATGCAGTTCTCAACCAGTTTCTCTGGAAAAGTACAGACATGACCTTCATTGCGCGAAGGGGGGAATTTCCAAATATTAGTTAGCGCTCCCGTATTATTCCACTTCTTCGGCTTCCCTATTTGATATATACGCTCTTCCTGTATGTGGTATCTCCTTGACGGGTTTCCAATACCGCATCGATCCCATATGATCTCACACCATATGGGAAACTTCGATAACCATTGCATAGGATGGTGAAGGTTGCTCTCGGAGCGATAGATGTTTCTATTGTGCCAAGCGAACCTCACCTTGTGGTTATAGAATATGCTGCTTGCACACACTCTCATAAGAGAATGAATCACTGACTGCTGCCATCCTTGGTATTCCCATTCAGGCATGTCATCGTCATACCATTCATCATACTTTTTCGTCATAGACTTGCTCGTCTTTGAATTCGCATAATCCGAATACCTTTTACAAAGATTGTAGGGAGGAGAGGTAACACATACTTCGACTGAGTTTCTGTCTAGTGTCTCCATTACCTCCATACAATCTCCGAGGTATACAACTCCGTTTTTAAATTCTCGCCTCTTTAACACTCTCCTACTCCTCATTCCTTTTCGTCTGTGGTTTAATAAGCTTTCTGCTTCCGCTGATGTCGAGTTCAAACTCGGTTTCTCGATAAGCCTTGACATCCCCATCGATGTCAACAACGGTGAAATCGTCTTCTCTTCCATTCGGATCTCTTACTAGTTCCATTTTAATCATTTGTTTCCTCCTACTGTTCCGTGCCGGCTAACAGGTCAGGAAAAGCAATAAATTGTTCTCCAACACAAACGGCATCACCTGCATCGCCGAGCAGACCAGCGTCTGGCAAGCCGGCATCTGATCCACTACATATTACTCT